GATAAGGTGGAAGCAGATTATCAAAAGATTTATGATCATTTACTAAATTGTAATAGAAGAAATGGGTAGGTTTTATTACCTACCAAAAAAAGGGGTGTAGCAATGGATAGAGGAAAAATAATAGCAGAAACATTATTAATATTGGGTGAAAATGATGTATACAATGACAATAAAAGTGATATGTATGAGATATGTGAAAAAATGTTAGATAGTGTTATAGATAATATAGCAACATCTAGTGCTTTTCTATTCAATGCTATCACTACTAAATTGACAACAGTAGGTCAAGTTGACAATGAGAATAAGTTTAATTTACCTGTTGATTGTTTGAATGTGCTTAGATGCAATAAAGATTATAGATTAGAGAATGAATTTATATACTCTACTTCCAATGAAATAAAAATACAGTATTGTAGAAGAATAGATTTTTCAGAAATACCAGACAATTTATTTAATTTAATTGTAGCAATGATAGGAAGAAAAATGGCATTAGCAGTCAATACATATAACAACAGATTAGAAATTTTAGAAGCAGAAGTAACAAAATTAAAAAATAATATTATTTCTCAACAAGGTTTTCAATTCTGGGAGGAAGAATAATGGAAAAAGTATTTAAAAGTAATATGTTTATTTATGGAGAAGTAGGCGAAAGATTAAGTGGTATAAGAGAAAGTGAAATATATCAACAATCTGCACAAAAAATTGAAAATCTTATTATAAATGAAATGGGCAATTTAAAGATAGCAAAGAAATTAGAATCTACTAATTTTCAACACAATTTAATACAGTTAATAGATACAAAATATAATTTTTATGTAGGAGTAACAAAAGATAATAAAATTGTTACTTATAATAAAGTGAATGGGGATATTGGAAATTTGCTATACACTCACAACATAGAAGTTAAAAATATAAGAATAATAAAAATGTGTGGTGATAGATTATTTGTTATTGGAGATACAACAGAAGTATTTGAATTTAAGACTTCAACAGGAGAAATAGGAAAATCAAATTATTTAGATTTAATAAAAAATCCAATAAAAGATAGAGAGCCAGTAAAATTGGATATTTATAGAATTTATAGGGTTGGTAGTGATTATAGAGTAGGACTTATAGGAACAGTTGAAAACCCTTTGATAGAGGGAAAAGATGATGGAATATTTATTGCTGGAGCCAATGTATTAGTAAAAAGAATTTACAAAGTTTATAGAGCTAATGTAAGTAAAGAAAATATTGAGCCAAGTTTTTTACAAGATGGTAATACTTTTGCTGTATTTAGAAATTTTTTACCTCAAATAGAGTATTCTATATTTATGGGTAGAAATAGTTTTGGAGATTCATACTTTCAAAGGATAATAGAAAAAAGTTATATTATAGAAAAAGTTTATGTTGATTTTGATAAAAGAGAAGATAGTAGTTATGATGAAGTATATAAAAGTTCTTACTATAGAGCTAACAGGATTTTAAAAATAAAAGGAGAATTAAACTATGGAACACTTTTAGATATAGTTTCAAATCTAACAACAGTTGGAATATATCAAGATAGAATGGTTTTTATAAGCAATGGATATTTATATTTTTCTAAGAAATCAGATTATTTTGATTTTAGAAATGATACAAAAACAGATAGTGCTTTCTTTTTTAAACCTACTCCTATAAATAATATTTATCCTGAATTTTATGACATTTATATGGGAGATAAAATTTTTGTACCAACATCACAAGGTGTTTATGTAGTCTCAACTAATAACATTCTAACAAGTGGAACATATAATGTTTTTATTGCAAGTGAAATTGCTTGTAATGAAAAGACTAAGTACAGTTATAAAAAAGGAGCTACATTATTAAATGGAACTTTCTATTGTTTAACTGATACGAACGAAATTAGATGTATTGAACAAGTTCCAAGCTCACAAGGAGTTGAAACTTATAGTTCAACAAATTTAGAAAAATATGAACTTATACCTAAATTTACTGGATTAGATAAACTTAAATATAATAATAAAAATTATTTGATAGCTTTTAAGGAAGAAAAAACAGATATTTTATATTTGTATGAACAATTAGAATATAAAATATTTAGGAGATTTTCTTTAAAATTAGATAAACTTATAAATGATTTTATAGTCTGTGATATGCATATTTTAGGAATTGCAGATGGTACAGCTATCAAACTTAATGAAACAGAAAATAATGTTGCTAAGGCAATTTTAAGAATAAATCCACCATATATGAAAACTGAAAAAGGTGGAAGTTATAGTAATGATTATTCTTCAAGAGTAATAAGAGTTTTTGTAAAAACTTTAAATGAGAATAAAGAAGCTATAAAAAGCATAAAAATAAAAGATAAAACAATAATTAAAAATATTGTAGATGATGATCTATTTAGTGTTTTTAAGATAGAAACATCATTTCCAATATTGAATGGCTTTGATATAGAAATTGATACAAAAGAAAATAATAAAGTGTTTGAGATACTTGGAATTGATACAAAAATTGATATTGTAAGTGATTAGAGGTGATTGGATATGATGGGGGCAATTTTAGCACAACTTGCATTAGATACTGCACAAGGATATGGAATATACAAACAAGGTAAGAAAATCATAAAAACAGGCGAAGAGATAAAATCTATATATGGCAGTTTAAAGAATGAAGAAAGTAAGTTAAAAGAAAGTATAGAATATAACAAAACTACTGCTAAAAAGATTAAAGGTTATCAAGATGAACAAGCAAAATTACAATATGAATTTAATAAAAAAGAAATTAGTAGAGCATTAGAGGGGAACCTAAGAGGTATATTATCTGGATATGTATCTGCAAGAGAAAATTTAGAACAGGAAGTAATGAATGTTAGAAGTAAATTAGCTTTTAATGATATTAAAAATGTAGAAGATAGTTCTATAAAGTCTGATAGTATCAATAAACTTAATTCAGAAGCTAAGGATAAGGCAAATATCATTACACAAAATCAAATGAATGAAATAGATGAATTACAGAATCAAACGAATAATTATTATTATCAAAGTGGATTAAATTTTAATAAAATACAAGAAGGAATAAATCAAAATTATTTAGTTGCATACTCACAAGCAGAAATGCAATTAAGAAAAGATTTAGCACAATTGAATCAAACTATTGATAATGGAAATATAGCTGGAGGAAGTTTGGTTAATCAAGGTTGGGATATTAAAGTTGCAGGTACAAATAAAATAACACAAGCTGTACTTGATGCAGCAAAAAGTTATGCTATGGGAAAAGCTGGGGCAAGTTTACCTGGAATGCCAAGTGGAGAAGTAAAGGAAATTCAAGGTACTTATAACAATGGTAATGATTTTGGTAAAAATTGGAAACATAAAAACTTTGATTTAAAAGGTTTTGGTGGAATAGGAGGAATAAATGGCTAATGAATTTATAGAAAAAGAAGTTATGAAAGAAAGAACAGGTGCTAATGTTGTTCCTATACAAGTTGATATTCAAAGTAGGCTTTTACTTAATCCAGTAAATGTTGAGGGTGTATCTGTTAAAAGTCCATCAAAGATATCAGTTCATGAAAATATGTTCATAGAAACTTTGGGGAAAATAGCTAAGGAAAGTGAACAATTAAAGATTAACAATGAAAAGAATTTAATTGATATAGCTATGAAAAATAAAGACTTAGAATTTGAAGAAAAATGGGCAACTGTTAATGATAAATATGGAGATAGATTTGAGGAATATTTAAAAGATTATAAAGAAGTTACTAACTCTAAAAAATCTTTAATTCTAAATAGTAAATATCTTGACTCTATGGAGAAAAGAACATTTTCAGATAATGTTGATATTGGTTATAAAGATTGGGGAGTTAAAGAAAGTGTTAAAAGGAATCAATATTATATCAAAGAACAAAATGATATTGCACTTGCTACATTGGAACAAAGAAGAACTATAGGGGCTAAGTATAGTTTAAATGATGATGAAAAAGCAAAAGAAAATTATACATATATGAGAGATACCATAGAACAAATTGCTAAACTTTCTGGAATGTCAGAAGAAGAAAAAATTGTAATGTTAGGTAAAAACATTGGTGGAACAGAAGTAGCAAGACTTAATAATAGAATAATGGAAATTCAAAATAGTTCTATGTCACTTGACAAAAAGAAAATTGAAATAGACAAAGTTATAGCCTATATGGACAATGAAAAAGTTGTAAATGATTTAGTTGATACTACTATGGAATATTACAAAGGCAATGATGAAAAGACGGCAAGAGATTATTTAAAAGTTCAATTTGAAGGAGAAACAAAAACTGTCTTAAAAGGTATTAAATCTCAGATAACTGAAATTCAAAGAGAAGAAAAAAGAATAGAAAAAGAAAGAATTAGAGCAGAAAAACAAATGCAAAGATTATATCTGAGAAATCAAAAAATGGATCAAGCTTTAAGAAGAGAAAAGTATTCTGATATAAAAAAAGCATTTAAAAAGAAATATGGCAGAGATATGACTGACAATGATATAGCTAATGGTACAGTTGATTTTGATTGGGCTTCTGCTGGAGATTTAGATAATTATAATGAGGTAAACATATTTGACAAAACACAAATATCTAATTTAAGAAGAAATATTAATGCACAAATAGAAAATGGTAAAATGTCAGAGGTTGAAGCGAAGAATATGGTTAGAGATTATGCTGAAAAATTATTTAAAAATTATAATGGTCCAGATAAAGAATTAAAAGTAAATGCTTATATAAAGCAATATGCTGATAAAGAAAATCCTATCCCTTATGCTTATGGTAGAGAATACCCAGAACTTTATCAAGCTGAAAGAGTTACTAAAAATAGCAAAGGGAATAACACTAATATAAATATTAATAAACCTGAAAAGGGTTGGATATGGAATGATGATGGTTATGGTGAATGGGAAGATTTAAAAAAAGAATTTTCATCTGACCCAGTATATGCAGATGCACAATTAAAAAGTTTTATAATAGGAGTTATGAAAGATGATGGTTTTACAGCAAGAGATATTAACTCAACTACAATGAAACCTTATTTAAAAAAACTTAGTACAGATGAGGGAAAAAGACTAATAAATGCAAGTAAAGTTTTGAAAGGGACTAAACCTACTCAAAACAAAAAAACAAATACTGCAAACACAAAGAAAAATAAAATGGGTGGATATTTAAGATAAGGAGAAAAAATATGTCTATTTTTGGAGCTATAAAAAATGAATATGATAGAAGAAAGAAAGAAAGAGAAGAATTCTTAAAAGAACAAGAAAAGAAAAATACCCCTGCTCAAAAAGAATTGGAAGCCATGAGAGAAAAAGTTGATAGAGGTATATTTAATCCTATAAGAACAGGTTTAACTAAAGGTGCTGTTCAAATGACTGATTTTTTTACTCATGTAGACCCTGAAGATCTTTACATAGAGTATGGAGATGATTATGAAAAAATCTATCAAGAATATAAAAAACAAACTGAAAATAATGGCTGGAAAAATTCACAATTAAGAAAAGAAGCTATTGGTTATATAAAGAGAAACAGAGAAGAAAGAGCAAAATTTTTAAACAGTAATTCAAAAATAGATAAAGGAATTATGATATTTCAAAGTATTTTAGAGGGTGTTGCTTCTCCTACAAACTGGTATAACCCACAAGGTTTTGTTAAAAATTTAGCTTGGGATTTAGTTCAAGGTGCTGTTGATACAACTTGGGAAAAAACAGAAATAGAGGGCAAAGAAATTAAAGATTTTGGAAAAGAAGATCTAAAAGATTACGGCTATGGTGCAGCTACAAGTGTAGTGATACATGGAGCAACTAAAATAGGTGGAAAATACATTTCTAAAAAGCTGAATAAATTAAAAAATTCAGATATTGATGTATTTGGGAATACAATATCAAATGTAGTTGAAGAAACTCCTAGAACTCCGTTAGAAGTTATACAGAATGAGGTTAATAAATATGGGCCTGGTGCAACTAATCCAAAAGCAGTTATAGAATTAGCTGAAAGGTTAGAAAATGGAGAAACAGTAGGAATTGAAAGAGGTAAGAATTTTTCTCAAGAAGTAGATGATTTTTATACTAATGTAACTGAAAAAAGGATAGATAAAATCCATAATGAAATGCTAACAGATTTTAATAAAACTAAGAATATTGAAAGTAATGCTAAATTTGAAGAAAAAATATTCAAAGATGGAGTACCTGAAAAGAAAAATCTTAATGATATAAATGCTAAGGCTTCTCTAAGTAAAACGTTAAAGCCTATTAAAAATAAAATTAAATTGAACTCTAAACAATTAACAGCAGAATATAAAAGCAAACTTGCATATATTCATATGGAAAATGGAGGTAGTGCAAATTTTTCACGTATAGGAGATTTGAATGAACTTATCATAA